TTATTGAGTTAGTAAAACCATTATTTTTAATTCAGAAATCATTAATTGAAAAATATAAACTTGAGTATGCAGAAAAATTAGAAGTTATTATAGATCCATCAGCAGCATCTTTTATAACTTTGTTAAAAAAGAAAAAATTATTTAAAGTAAAAAAGGCAATAAATAACGTATTAGACGGTATAAGAGATATGGGAACAGCAATTTTAATGGATTATATTAAAATTGATCCTTCTTTTAAGGCTTGGGAAGATGAAGCAGCAAGCTATCATTGGGATGAAAAATCAGTTGAAGATCGTCCTTTTAAAGTAGATGACCATGCAATGGATAGCTGTAGATATTTTGTTTCAACTAAAAAATTAGTTAAAAATAATAAAAAAGATACTAATAAAGAGGATGATTATGAAAAATTAATGCCAGAACAGAGAAATTTATATATTTTATAAAGGAGGAAAGGTATGAAAACTTATCAAGATTTAATGATTGAAATGGGAAAAGGACAAGATTCATTATTTTCATTTATCGAAACAGCAATTTCAGAACATAAATCATCAGAAGCTTATAAAATAGCTTTAGATGCATCAAATTATGATAGACAACAGAATACAACAATTATAAATTATGTTAAGTATATTTATAATTCATTAAAAATTAAAACGGTTGATACATTAGCATCAAATAATAAATTATGCTCTAATATATTTCATAGATTAAATACACAAAGATGTTTATATTCGCTTGGAAATGGAGTTACATTCACAAAAGATTCAACAAAAGAGAGATTAGGAAAAAGCTTTGATAATCAATTAAAAGATGGAGCTTATAAATCATTAATTCATGGATTAGCGTTTGGATTTTGGAATAATGATCATTTAGATATATTTGATTTTTTACAATTTGTGCCACTTTGGGATGAAGAAACAAGTAAATTAAGAGCAGGAATAAGATTTTGGCAATTAGATTCAGATAAACCGTTATATATTAGATTATATTTGGAAGGAGGATCTATAAAATTCGTAAAAAGAAAAGGAAAAAAAATAGAAGAGGTCGAGCAATCGAAATATTTAAGAATAGTAAAATCTACAGAATTAGGCGGAGTGGAAGGCATTGAAAATGAAAATTATCAAGGATTTCCAATAGTTCCGATCTGGTCAAACTCATTACATCAATCAACATTTGTTGGAATGAAAGGGAAATTAGATGCAATTGATTTAATATCATCAGGAATTTGTAATGATGTGAATGATTTTTCAGAAGTATATTGGTTAATTAATAATGCATCTGGAATGGATAGACGAGATATTGCAGAATTTAGAGCAAGACTAAAGTTTGATCATGTTGCAATTGTTGACGATGAGAATTCATCAGTTCAACCTTTTACTCAAGATGTACCAACTGGCTCAAGGGTGGAAACATTAAACTATTTAAAAAAGAGTATCTATGAAGATTTTGGTGGATTGGATGTGCATGAAATATCTGCAACATCAACAAATGATCATATCGATGCAGCATATCAGCCTCTGGATGAAGAAGCTGATGATTTTGAATTGCAATTAATAAAATTTATTCATAATATTTTAGAACTGTTAGGAATAGATGATGAGCCAATTTTTAAAAGAAATCGAATCAGCAATCAAAAAGAGCAAACAGATATGGTGTTATCTGCATCAGAATATTTAGACGATGAAACAGTGTTGAAAAAACTGCCATTTGTATCAATTGATGAAATAAATGAAATCTTAAAGAAAAAAGAAGAAGAGAGTGCCAACAGATTTAACGAAGATATAAATTTAGTTAATAAAGAAAATGATGAAGATGATGAAGATAGTAATAAAATCATAGATAGAAATCAAAAAAAAGAGGAATAATCTATGAAAAAAAGGAAAAATAAATTAGATTATACTCAAGAGTATGAAGATAAAGTATATCATGATTTAGAAAAAGAATTAAATGAATTATATAAATTATGTGAAAAAGATATAGAAAATAAAATGGATAATTTTTTTAATTCGTTTGAAAAGAAAAATGAAAAATGGCTTAAAAGATTAAAATCAGGCGAATTAGAAGATTATGAAATGAACAGATGGGAAAAGTGGCATGCTCAAGGAAGAGTATCCGATAAAGACTATAAAAGAATAAAAAAATTATATGATAATGGAAAACTTGGAGAGGATTTATATAAAAGATGGCTGGAAGGGCAAGTTTTCCAAGGGAAAATGTGGGGAGAAAGAAAAGAAATTCTTGCAAATAAAATTTATCAATACAATGATAAAGCATATAAGATTATCAGAGATAAAGATATTGATATTTTTACTGAAAATTATAATTATATGGCTTTTGTAATTGAAAAAGATGCAGGAGTTTTTGAAATTGGATTTCATGTATATGACAATAAAACTATAGAAAACATAATTGAAAAAGATGCTGATATTTTGCCATACAAAAAATTAGATAAATCAAAAGATATCAAATGGAATTTTAAAAATTTTAAAACAGAAGTTGCAAAAGCTATTATTCAAGGTGAATCAGTTGATAAATTAGCCAAAAGATTGGCTAAAGTTGTAACAAATAGAAATGAAAATGAGATGAAAAAGCATGCCAGAACATCATTAAATTCTGCAAGAAATCAAGGAAGATTGTTAAGAATGGAAGATGCTGAAAAAATGGGAATAAAAATAAAAAAAAGATGGGATGCAACTTTAGATTTTAGAACAAGAACCGCTCATGCAATACTAGATGGACAAGTTGCAAATATGAATGAGAGTTTTGAAGTTGAAGGAATGGAAATAAGATTTCCAGGCGATCCTCATGCTCACCCATCATTGGTTTACAATTGCAGATGTAGATTAGATGCAGAAATTGCAGGTTATCCATCATCAATCAACTTGAGAAGAGATAATGAAGCAAAAGAAATAATTGAAAATATGAATTATAAAGAATGGTATGAGAAAAAAACAGGAGAACCATTGCCAAAATACAAAAAACCAAGGAAAAGGAAGTGATTTTAATGAATTCATCATTTAGAATCGTAAAAAATAATAAAGTAAGAACACAAAGAGAAGTTGATGCAGCAGCAGAGAGAGCTTTCGTGATAATTGGGATAATAGCAAGCAATGATGTGGCAAGGTTAGCACCTGTTGATTCAGGGACTCTAAAAAATTCAATTGATTTTATTCCTGCAAAAGATAAAGTAACAATTGGAAGCAGTCTCGAATATAGCATTTATCAAGAATTTGGAACCATTAACATGCCAGCAGCAAATAAAGGAAGGGGATATTTTAGACCTGCATTAAAAGCAGGATTAAAAAATTATAAATTGATAATGTTACAAGAATTAATAAATATTAGATAGTTGAAAAAATATTTAAATGTTTTATAATAAAAGTATATACAAAAGGTTAATTTGTATAAACAAATCTATAAAAAATTCTGGTGATAAAGTTAAATTCACAAAGTAAAGGAGTTTAAAATTATGTCATTGTCTAGAAGTATGTTAAAAGGAATGGGACTTACTGATGAACAGGTTGATGCCATTATAGAAGAGCATGCATCAGCAAAGGATAATTTAAAAGTAAAAATAAAATCATTAGAAGAACAATTAAAAGATAGTGAAGAAATAAGAAATAAATATAATGATTTAGCTGATGATGTTAAAAAGAATAATTGGAAAGATAAATTTGATAATTTATCAAAAGAATTTAAAGAATACAAAGAAGAAATAGAAAATTCTAGAATTCAGGAAACAAAAAAAGAAGCATATAAAAATTTATTGATAAAAAATGGCATTAGCGAAAAACAATTATCAGCAATACTTGAAGTTACAAAGTATGATGATATCGAAATTGATGAAAAAGGCGATTTGAAAGATTCAAAAGAACTTGAAGAAGAAATAAAAGATAAATGGGGAGGATTTATAGTTAAAACTCATGTTGAAGGGTTAAAAACTGAAAATCCACCAACAAATCTTGGAGGAGCAAGTAAAGAAGAAATTTTAAATATAAAAGATCCAGTTGAAAGACAAGAGCAAATCGCCAAAAATTTGGAATTATTTAATAATTAATAAAAAGGAGGCTCAACATGGCAAAAGAAGGTTTAACAGTAACAACTGATTTTCAGGTTGCAGCAAGAGAAATTGATTTTGTCACACGTTTTGCAAAAAATTGGGATGCCTTAAAGCAAATTTTAGGAATCACACGTCCAATCGTTAAAGAAAATGGAACAACTTTAAAAACATATACAGCAACATCAGTCAATGGATTAGAAGATTCTGTTGGTGAGGGTGAAGTTATCCCTTATACAGAATATAAAGTTAGTGTTGCATATAAAGAAGATTTAACAATTGAAAAGTATGCAAAAGCAACATCAATCGAAGCAGTTAATAAATGGGGTGCAGA